CCCTTTAAGTGAACGAAAAGATATAACATCTTACAATCAAGGAGAAAAAGAATGGCAATCAATTTAATCTCACCAGGAATTAAGATTACCGAACAAGATCAGGTAGCGACAATTCCCGCTTCCGGCGCATCTGTAGGTGCAGTAGTCGGTATGCACAGATGGGGTCCAGTTGAGAAAGCAACACTGGTAACAAGCGAAACAGAATTGGTCGCCCGATTCGGTGCGCCAAATGCAACCAACGCTGTTGACTTCCTAACTGGAGCAAACTATCTATCATACGCAGGCGCATTGTACGTTTCCCGTGCAAATACTTCAGGTTTGCTTAACGCAACCGCAGAAGCAACCACAGGTTCAGGTAATACAGGTACAGGTCTTCTAATTAAGAACGAAGATGTATATGATAACACATATACAGATGGTTCTGGTAACGTAGGACCATGGGTTGCTCAGTACGCTGGCGCACTTGGTAACTCTCTAAAAGTTTCTACATGCCCTTCAGCAACGGCATGGGAGTCAACTTTGACTGGTACTTTCACCGTAGCCGCAGGCGCAACAACCGTTGTCGGTGCTGGCTCAGCCGCAAATACTGAAGTTACTGTAGGTGACATTCTAGTACTTGGTGGACGCTCAATTCAAGTTTCAGCAGTTACAAACGCAACTCACCTAACTCTTGCTTCAGCACACTTGACTGGCGCATCAGGCGCAACAGCAGTTCGCCGTTGGGAATATTTCGATTCATTCGATCTAGCACCAGGCACATCAACATATGCCGCATCTAAAGGTGGCGTAAATGATGAAATGCACATTGCAATTGTTGACGAAGACGGATTGATCACTGGCACATCAGACACATTGCTTGAAAAATTTGCCGCTGTATCAAAAGGTAGCGATGCAAAAGGCGAACAAGGTGGTAACAACTTCTACAAAGACGTAGTGAACAATGGTTCTAAATATGTTTATTGGATGGACAAAGATGCCGCTGGCTCAAACTGGGACACAACTGTAGTAGGCAAGACTTTCACAGCAGTTACAGCACCAAAGAACTACTCACTCGCCGGTGGCGCTGATGGTTCATACCCAACCGATGCACAAAAGATTACAGCATTTGACGTATTCAAGAACAAAGCATCAGTCAAGATTGACTTGATTGCAATGGGTAAAGCATCTGCTACAGTAATTAACACAGTTATTGCAGACATTGCTGAAAAGCGTAAAGACTGCGTAGTTGTATTCTCTCCAGAAGAAGCAGACGTTGTTAACAACGTAGGCGATGAAACAACAGACGTAAATGCATTTGCCGATACAGTAACACGTTCAACATATGCGTTCATGGATGGTAACTACAAGTACCAGTACGACAAGTACAACGATACATATCGTTGGGTACCTGCAAACGGCGACACCGCTGGTTGCATGGCTAGAACAGACAACGAAAGCGCACCATGGTTCTCACCAGCAGGTTTCGCAAGAGGTAGAATCCTCAACGTAACAAAACTTGCTTGGAATCCAAACGAAGCAGAGCGCGATCTTCTTTACAAGAATGCAGTTAACCCAATCTTCTCACAGCCAGGTCGCGGTGTAGTATTGTTTGGTGACAAGACATTCACAACAAAGACTGGTTCATTCAGCCGTATCAATGTTCGTAGATTGTTTATCACAATCCAGCGTTCAATTGGAACATTTGCTGAAGACGTATTGTTCGAACAGAACGATGCCGCAACCCGTTCATTGTTCCTAAATACTGTAGAGCCATACCTAAGAACTGTGCAAGCACAGCGCGGTATGACCGACTTCCGCGTAATCTGCGATGAAACAAACAATCCAGATGATGTAGTAAATGCAAATGAATTTGTGGCAGACATTTATGTTCGCCCAATCGCATCTATCAACTTCATTCAGTTGAACTTTGTTTCTGTACGCGGAGCGGCAGCGTTCGCAGAATTGGGTTAAACTCGGATAAATAGATAAAAGAATCTAAGGAGATAAAATGGCCGTTAATACACTATCACAAATTAAGACTGCGATTGGAGTTGGTGCGCGCCCTAATCTCTTCCGAGTTTCATTCTCAGGTGGGTTTGCTCAAGGTTTTGATTCAGCAACATATTCAATTCTTTGCAAAGCAGCCCAAATCCCTGGTTCGACTCACGGAACGATTGAGGTGCCAACCGGCGGTGGACGTAGATACAAAATTGCAGGTGACAGAACTTTTGCAGAGTGGACCACAACAGTTATCAATGACTCAAATATGACTGCGCGAAACGTAATTGAAGCATATCAAAAGAGTTTCGTGAACGCAGATTTTGAAACATTTCAAGCAGTTAGTGCTGGCGGTAGAAGCACAGACAGTCAATTAACTACTGTTACAGTACAACATTTAGACCAGTCTGGTTCACCAGTTAGAACTTACACATTGAGCAACTGTTTCGTAAGCGATATTTCTGCAATCGACCTATCATATGACAGTACAGACGCAATCTCTGAGTTTACTGTTACATGGGTCTACGATTACTTTACCGTTTAACGCATAACGAAATAGGAGATTAATAAATGTCAGTATTTTCAATTACCGCTTTCAGAAGTGCGTTAGCAGGTGGTGCAAGACCTAACCTGTTCAGATTTCAATTCGGTGCATTGCCATCGGGTGTAAGTTTGACAGGTGCAGATGTTCTTATAAAAGCAGGTGCAATTCCTGGTTACACCTTGGGTGTTATTGAAGTTCCGTTCAGAAGCCGTAGAATTAAAGTTCCAGGCGACAGAACATTTGCGGAATGGACAGTAACAGTAATCAACAATGAATCACAGTCAATTCGCAAGGGCTTTGAAGATTGGATGTCCTACATTGCGGACAACAATTTTGCAAACTCAAGTTTGAGAAGAGCAGGCGCAGGTGTTGATTATACCACACAGATTACTGTAGATCAGTTAAAAGATGATAACAGCGTATCTAAGTCAACCAAATTGTTCCACGCCTTCCCAACTGATGTAAGCACTATCGATTTGTCTTACGACACAACAGACGCGGTGGAAGAGTTTACAGTAACCTTCCAATACGTCTATTCTGCTTAATTGACGAAACCTTTTCGCGACTATAAATAGTTGCGTAATAGTTTTAATGGGGGGCTATTACGCCCCCTTTTCTTATGGAAAGAGAATAAAATATGGCAATCAAACTGTTCGGTTTTAAAATCGGTAAGGATGAACCTGCAAGTGAACAGGTAAGATCATTCGTACCACCAAATGATGATGATAATGCAGTCAACATTGTTGGTGGTGGAGTATATGGAACTTATGTTGATCTTGAAGGTACAGTCAAGAACGACTCAGAACTAATCCGCAAGTATCGTGAAATGTCGCTTCAAGCAGAATGTGACACAGCGATTGATGATATTGTAAACGAAGCAATCGTCTATCAACCTGATGAGTATCCAGTACAAATTGTATTAGACAAATTAGAGCAACCAGAATCAATCAAAAAGAAAATTCGCGATGAGTTTAAGCACATTCTTAAACTTCTTGATTTTGGTAATCAAGGATATGATATATTTCGTAGATGGTATGTTGATGGACGTTTATATTATCACCTAATCATTGATGAAAAACAACCTCGCGCTGGACTGAAAGAAGTTCGTTATATTGACCCTCGCAAAATTCGCAAAGTACGCGAGACACAAAAATCAAGAGCAGTAGCAGGTCAAACAGAATTATATGTTAGACCTACTGAATACTTTGTTTTTTCAGAAAAAGGATTTGCTAAAGATGCAAATCAAGGTTTAAAAATTGCACCAGACTCTATCTGCTATGTTCATTCGGGCATTTCAGATAAAGATGGTAAAGTAATTATTTCACATTTAAACAAAGCAATTCGCCCACTTAATCAGTTGCGTATGCTTGAAGATGCAACAGTTATCTATCGTATCTCTCGCGCACCTGAACGCAGAATCTTTTATATCGATGTAGGTAACTTACCAAAGATTAAAGCGGAACAATATCTCCGTGATATTATGCAAAAGTACAAGAACAAACTTGTATACGATGCAACCACAGGAGAGATTCGTGATGATAGACGCTTTCAAACAATGCTTGAAGACTTTTGGTTGCCTCGCCGCGAAGGTGGCAGAGGTACAGAAATTACTACACTTCAAGGCGGCCAGAATTTGGGTGAGATTGAAGACGTTTTATATTTCCAAAAGAAACTCTACAAGTCACTTGGCGTTCCAATTTCACGCTTAGAATCTGATAGCGGATTCTCTCTCGGTCGCACATCCGAGATTACACGCGATGAATTAAAATTCTCAAAATTTATTGCAAGACTACGCAATAGATTTACGCATCTATTTGACCGTATGCTTGAAACTCAGTTAGTTCTCAAGGGCATTTGTACTAAGGCAGAATGGGATCAAATTAAAGAAGAAATTTATTTCGACTTTATTACCGATGCACATTTTGCTGAACTAAAAGATGCTGAAATTCTCAAAGAACGTCTAACACTTCTTTCAGATATTGATCAACACGTTGGTAAATACTTTTCCGTTGCTTATGTTCGTACTAAAATTCTACAACAGACTGAAGACGATATTAAGCAGATGGATAAAGAAATGGCAGAAGAAGAAGCAACAATGCCAGATGAAGAACCAGCACCCCCTCCAATGCCTATAATGCCTCCTGCACCACCCGCACCACCACCGCAACAAGTTGTAGTAAAGGTAAAGAAAGAGGAGGTAGAGCCTCATATTATTGATGATACGGATCAAAAAGAGTTAGCCAAATCAATGACTAAGTTTTTTGATACACTAGTTGAACAAGAGGCAAGAGGTGACAAAGAAAACGAATGATAGCATAATCAACGATGCACTTTCAGTCGCTACCTCAATAGCGTACACTAAGAAAGAGATTGCAAAACTAAAAGAAGAGTTGCAATCGCAAGTCGTTGAACAAGGTCCTACTGGTCCAGTAGGTCCGCGAGGTGCTATTGGCGCAAAAGGTGAACAAGGCACACAAGGTCTTAAAGGCGACAAAGGCGATGTGGGTCCTCGCGGTCCAGTTGGTGATACTGGCGCACAAGGACCAAAAGGCGATGTAGGCGAAGTTGGTCCACAAGGCGAACAAGGTCCAGTTGGTCTAATTGGACCACAAGGCGCACAGGGCGAACGCGGTCTGCAAGGAGAGCAAGGACCAAAGGGCGACAAAGGTGATAAGGGAGACAAAGGTGAATCTGGTAAAAACGGATTGGACGGACGAGATGGATCGCAAGGCGCAATGGGTCCCGCTGGCACAACAGGCCCTCAGGGAATTCAAGGCGAACGAGGACCTAAAGGTGAGCCAGGAAGAATTGGATCCCAAGGCATTCAAGGTGAACGAGGTCCTCAAGGCGAATCCGGACCACAGGGTGTTCAAGGACTACCTGGTAAAGATGGTAGAGACGGAGACACAAAGCCAATTGAACAACAGTTCACAAAGTTCACAAAAAATCTCAACGACAACTTTGCAGAATACAGAACAAAGTTAAACGCACTCATTAGTAAATCACTAGCCAACGATGCATGGAAAGCAACTGGTTCTGGTGAAGTAAATCTACGCTATCTTGATGACGTAGATCGTAATAGTATTCAAGATGGTTATGTATTATCATACAATTCAACCACAAAAAAATTCACATTCGTAGAGCAAACCGGTGGTGCAGGTGGTAGTGCAAATCTAATTGGTTATGCAGTTAACACTACAACTGATCTAATTTGGACTACCGCAAACTCAGCATTCAATCAAGCCAATCTTTCTTACACAGTTGCCAACAACTCTTGGTCAACCGCAAACGCATCTTACATTCAAGCAAACTCCGCATTCAACAAGGCTAACAATGCACTTGATGTTGGACAAGCCGCTTGGAATTACGCAAACACAATTGTTTCTGATACTCAGATTGATTCGTTTGCAAGGTCTACTGCCAATGGTGCTTTTGCTAAGGCTAACAATGCTTATGATGTAGCCAATGCCGCATACAATTATGCAAACACTATAGTTTCTGATACTCAGATTGATCCTCTTGCGCGTAGTACAGCAAATGGTGCTTTCAATAAAGCAAACAATGCATACGATGTAGGCAACTCAGCGTGGGCAACTGCTAATGCCGCCTATAATGCCGCAAACAATGTTGTACTGTACAATCAAAATTTAAATACATCAAACTCAGTTTCTTTTGCAGGGCTAACTGTTACAGGTAACACTACAGTTCAGGGCGTTATACCTTCAGCAAATATTACATACGATCTTGGTTCGTCAACTGCAAGATTTAGAGATTTATATTTAAGCGGAAACACAATATATCTTGGTGCAGTAACTTTAACTGCCGATAAAATTACAACAACTGCCGCAGTTGCCAATGCATCTTACGCACAAGCAAATACTGCAACTACTAATGCCGCTACTGCAAACACTTTAGCAGGTTCAGCA